CTACACCACATCGCATCATCCTCTTCATCAAAAACCGTATCATTGCTAGAACCATCCAGATGGATGTCACCATCCTCATCGATGAACATTAGTGATCTCCAGCTACCTCCATCAGTGATCCTTCTTAATCCCCATATAAGACTATTTGCATCATATCCATAATCAGTGTCATATGCAGCAGCATAGTGAATATACGCTGATGTACTAACTGACGTTCCGGGACTCGTAGCAGGTTGGGTTTCATGCCAAGAGAAGGTTGTAATACCTGTTGTACCCTCCGAATATCCATCCATCCGTAGTCCACCTTCAGTAGCAGACCCTTTTTTGAATATTCCCCATGTGTCCGTTTCAACGCCAAAAGCGGAGGCGTTCACCGCCACATCCGAACTTTTAAAGCTTAGAATGTGATCATCTGCTGCACCTTGATTAATAGTTATTCCTTGTGTCAGATTACCGTCTGCTGTATCACCCAAAAACATTTTGCCGTCAGTTTGAATAATACCACTTCCACTTGCTGCTGTGAAAGTATTAGCAGTAAACTGAAAGTCATCAGCACCAGCAATTTTAATATCTATTTGATCATCTGTATCTGCGGTAATACTTGTATTTGCATTTGCATCAAGAATAAGTTCAGTACCATTTAAGTCTATACTAGTTGAAGCCACAATAGTCGTAGCCGTTAATGCTTGTGCGGCAATGGTACTTCCCGATTGTGCAGTAAAGGTATTAGCAGTAAACTGAAAGTCATCCGCACCAGATATACGAATATCTATCTGATCATCTGTATCGGCAGTTATGGAAGTATCCGCATCAGCATCAAGAATAAATTCTGCTCCATTTAAATCTCTATCTGCAAAAACATCTGTTGGTTTTGCTCCTATATATGGCATAGTATTCTACTCCTTTTATCCTTCTGCTGCTTTATCTCTAGCTGCTCTATCCTTGTAATCATTTCTTGCCAATAAAGCTTTCTGTAAACCTTCATCCGTAGCTGGCATAGTTTCAACAGAATCATCGGCTTTTAGAACTTGTGTGGCTTGCTCTGCCATTCGTTTACCACACTTATTAATTTTACCTGTGACTGCTGCTTGAACCCAAGCATCAACATCAAGAAGATCATTAAGTAATACTTTTTCTTGATGATCTGAAATATCTACTGTAATTTTTAATGCCATTTATTTATTCCTTTATCCTAGTAAACAACCACTGAAGCAAGACGTTGTTGCTACATCAGTTTGTGCAGTACCATCGTGATTGCGTAAAGTTACATAGGCCGTATCACTTGCATCCATATCAGCGCAAGCGGTGATATCCCAATTCCAGTATGCAGCATCTTGACCAAAGTCTGGGTCCATGATGGTGTTATAAAGTCTATTAGAGGTCCAGAGAATCAACTGGTAATAACTAGCGGCACTATCTAAGTTTTCAATCCTCATAGTAACAGTAAGCAAATACTTTCCCGTAACAGGAGCAGTGAATGTATTAGAAGCAAAATTAGCTCCTACATCAAAATTTTCTGTACCCCAGACAACTGTTACATGGCTACCAGCGGCCATGTCAGTTTGGGCACTAGCTGGGATCACATTGAACGCCGGTTGTAGAGGTTTTGTAACTTCACCATCTTCAGTAAAAGCCATATGCGTAGTTGTGCCTAGTGCAGACCCCTTACCAATAACAAGATCATCAGCCGTATCATCAAGACCGATATGAAAATCTTGTGCGTTACCATCAAATACAATCTTAGCATCTTCTGTTCCCGCATCACCAATAGTCAGTGTAGGTGTAGTTCCTTTTAAGACAAGAGAACTATCTGTTAAGGTAGCTACTTCAGCACCAGCTATGTCAAATCGTATTGTATCCTCGTCAGCACTTTCTTCTACTTGAATTTTTGTATCTTGATCGGCATCTTCAAGTACACTTGCTGTAAGAGGTGGTGGCTTTCCTAAATAAGGCATTAGGTGATCTCCATAATTGATAGAGCTACGTCAACTGCACCACTTCCTGTAACTGATAGAGTATCTGTAGTTTCCATAACTACTTTATTACCTGCCAATAATTCTAATGTACTATTGCCCGGAATGGGAGTAGTAGTAATTAGTTCAACATCTTGATTAGTTTCATTATTAGCTCCTGCTCTATTACTTGTATCTGTTCCAAGAGTAACTGTGGCATTAACAGAACTACTAGTCGTATTACCGATTATAAGTCCTAGTATAACCGTAGTAGTGCTACCAGCAACAGTATAAATTACGTCTGCTGATGTGACACCAGCTTTAGTTACAACTTTAAATGTATTTGCCATATTATCCTTCCTTTTTTAGATCAGCCTAATGCAATGGCAAGAGCCGTAGCATCTCCGCTTGAAGCGGCATCAATATACGTTTTCATATCAGAAGCTGGAATTTGTTTTGTAGTTGTTCCATCAATTACAATAAGCGCATCTGCATCAGCTATAGTAATTGAAGATGTAGATTTTGCAGAACCATCTAGTAGATTAAGTTCAGTGGTAGTTACATTTGCACCATCTAATATTTCCAGTTCTGCTTCAGAAATACCAGCACTTCCTATAGTTACTGTACCAGCAAAGGTTACATTAGCACCACTGAAAGTCATGGCAGTAGTAGTACCTGATTTAATAATTAAGTCTCCACTACTATTTGTAGCAGAACCAAAAGTTGTACCTGCGGATTGAAAGAAAATATCACCTCCAGCAGCATCTAACATTATATCATCAGCAGTATCTAAAATCAAATCCCCTGTATCATTTACTATGTAAGAATTAGTACCACCATGATACAGATTAAGGTCTTCACTTGCACCAATAGTTAATCGTCCAGTAGCACTATCACCTGTAAGATCATCTGCATCTGCATCCACATCAAGCTTGACAAGTCCACCCGAAGTAATATTAGATGCACCATTATCAATGTTACCAAAGCCACTTGCAATAGAACCACTAGCTAAAGCACCCACTGTAGTAGCTGCCGTAGTGACTAGATTAGGCATTGCTGTAATCTCATCGTCAAAGTATGCAGCAAGATCAGTAACAGCTACTTGCTTCATAGTACCAGCATCATTAAAGACTACTCTATCCGCATCAGCTACTGTAGTTGCAGAAGCAGAGGTATCACCATCTATAATATTAAGCTCTGTAGTTGTTACCGTAGCACCGTCAAGTATCTCTAGTTCAGCCTCACTAATACCTGCACTACCAATCGTTATTGTACCCGCAAAAGTTACATTAGCTCCGCTAAAGGTCATAGCAGTAGTTGTACCTGACTTAATTATAAGATCGCCACTTGTATTAGTAGCACTACCAAAAGTAGTTCCACCATCCTTAAAGAAAATATCTCCACCATCTGCGTCAAGAACAATATCAGTACCTGCATCAATTGTAGCTAGAGCAGAAGAAGATATTGTAAGGTCCGTTCCATCTCCTTCAATCTTTTCCCCGTCATCACCGAATGTAAGTCCTACATCCGCAGGAATGTTAATATCGGTAGTAGCAGTAAGGTTAAGATCAGCACTTGCACTAACTGTCAAGTCTGTGCCATTACCCTCTATCTTTTCTCCATCATCACCGAAAGTTACACCCACACCACTGGGAATATTAACATCAGCAGTGGCTGTAAGGTTAATGTCTGCTCCTGATGTAACTGTCAGATCAGTACTATTACCTTCAATTTTTTCACCAGTACCAAACGTAATGCCTACATCAGCAGGAATAACTACATCAGCAGTAGCGGTAAGTTTAATATTGTTACCAGTAATAGTAAGATCAGTACCGTCTCCTTCGATCTTCTCCCCATCGTCGCCAAAAGTTATTCCCTTATTTGCTGCTACATTTATATCTCCTGAATCAATCGTTGCAATCGTAGCACTACCTGCAACAATAGTAATAGTATCTGAGTCTGTATAACTAGGTGCTCCACCAGAAATACTTATAGTTTCTACAGTAATTTTAGTATCATTATCACTATCAGAAAGTAATGCAACATACCCGCCCATTGCATCACCACCATCATGTCTATGACCACTGGCAGTTGTACTGGTTGTTTTAGCAAAAGCAGCAAATATTTCTGCATACTCATTTGTAAAGTATGCTGCCTCAATTACATTACCAGTAGCTAAATTACTATATGTAGAAGTTTTATCGTACCCTTGAATAGCCATTAATATCTTCCTCCAGGAGTATACTCTAATTGAAAGCCTCTAATAGAATATGGTGTTGTACTTGCAGTATCTATGATATGAACTGCTGATGAAAAACCTGATCCTTCAATTGATTTTCTAATCAAAGGAGAACCAAAAGAACCGAATACTGCTGTTCCAAATGTGGATAATGCATTACCAAAAACAGCAACACCAGATGTTTCAGATATAGATATTGCAGAAGGTTGAGGCGTATCAGAGTTATTATAATTATACCTCATTAAAAGGCTAAAGTCAAGATCTCCTTCAGATTCAACATTCAATAAAATTCTTTGCATATTCTTTCTAACACCTGAATCTCCAAAAACTATATCTGGACTTTTGTATGCTGCTGATATAGCTGTACCTGTAGAACTATTAGTCGTACTTCCATTAAATCTATTTGATTGTTCTTGACGATATACAAATCCACTTTCATCTCCATGAACAATATACTCAGTAGATCCGAAATACTTTGAATCTGTACAAGTAGGTTTAATACCTATAATGTCAGACCATTGCCAACCTACAGTTCCTTCCAAGTTTCTTTTAAGTGTTCCTATAATTCCTTTACAAACTGTCTCTACATTATCATCATCTGGATAAAATAAACGGTATTGACTTTTTTCTCTTATTACTACAGAATTAAGATTATCAAAGTTAATCTCATTAATTCTTTTTTGTATAGGTTTAGAGACTGTACCAAGTTCAATATCACCAATTCTTTCCGTACCAGCAATAGTTCTTAATCCATCAGGAGCTAAGAAAATAATATCACCACCTACTTCTTGTATCGTTCCCCTATCCAGACAACCTAGTTTTCTTGTGATAGGATTCATTTGAAAATCTGCACCACTTGTACCTACAATCTGATAAATCTCATCTTGTGCAAATACAATAAGTTTATCACGGAATGTTTTGAGTCCTATAACTG